TACACAGCGCACTGCTGTGACCCCCGTGTACTGACCTTCCACACAGAACGGCTTGATCACGCGGCAGGGCCTCTGCCATGAGCGTGATTGAGTTCCGTCTGCTGCAGCCCGGCCAGTCCTCATGCTGTCAGCATCGGTAAGGTACGCGACAACCCAGCAACGATGGGAGCCGCCCGCATACCGAAATGGGCCACCTTCTCGGCGATGTCCAGCGCTCCGTTGCCAGCAGCCTCCATATTGCGGAGGATGCGGCCCCAGGTCTGGTCAGACGTGACGGGGTGCGTCACGTGCGATGCCTGCGCTGGGTTCGTGGGATCGAACCTCACACGGTACTCGGTACAGACCAGGTACTGTAGCGACACCCCCTCGGGGTTGTGGACCACAATGGGGGCAAACCCCTTGTTCTGTCCAGCGCGCGCCACTTGGACCTGACTCGAGTCCGTCGGGGCCAGCCCGTCCCACGTCGTCAGGAAGTTCGACAAGGGGGAGATGTCGCTGATCTTCATGACCCCCTTGAAGTCACTGAGCACGCTCATATTGAACGGCACAGCATCAACCTGAACACCCCTGAGCGCAAGCTTCCCCGCCGAGCACAGTCGTGGATTGTTGTACGAAATGAAGTTGGTTGCGAAGTCTGTCCACGACTGTGATGTAGCCTTGAGCGTTGGCTGAGTGTGCATCCGACCGATGTACACTATGCCAGTGCTTGTTTGCAGTGCTTCTGGGTTCATCACCTGCACGCTGAGCGCCGCAGGTACCAGCGTGCAACCTGACAAACCAGCATTGCGCAGCGGTGGATAATCCCAGACGCGAGTGACCGTGTCGATCGCACCCGTTCCACCACCGTAAGCTGCAACCGGCAGTAACGGCTCAAATCCGCTTTGTGTTCCCGTAGACTCAAGATAGTAGGGAGCGAAGCACATCGTGGTGTCGCTGGCGGAGATGATGGTCGTGAGGCGAATCGTGGTGTATCCGCCGATTGCTCGCGGCAGGGGTAAGTGTGACGGGTGGAAAGCGTCGAGGCAGTGAGCCCCGTACTTCGCACCCTCACGCACTCCCGGTTTGGATCTTCCGTTTCCGTTCTTTCCAAACGCACGGGTGGTGGTGCCACCTGACCCCTGCTTGATTCCGATGAGACGCTTGCCCTGGGCATTGCGTCGCTTCTCTCGCTGACGAAAGGACTTTGCCATACGCTAGCCGTGGTCGGAAACCCCGGAGGCTTCCCAGAAACGAATTCGGTTTTCTGTACACAAACGTGGCGGATGCGCCACGCGGTGAACTCAGTGTGTGCTTTGCGCGGTCTCGTTAATTCTAAACAATGTTTAATTTCTGATGTTTGCACCACACTCGCCCACCGCAGCACGTTCTCTGCACTTCCTGGAGCCATGCATAGCAAACGGGACTGATCCCGCTCCCCTTGGGTCGTAACTGCCACTGAAGTACGCCCACCCGACCCTGTAGGCGCCGTTTATCACATGTGGCAATGTCCGCAGCTCATCGAGCACTACCCCTCCCCAACCAGGCACTCCGCGTGCTAACTCGGTAACCTGACCAGGTTTGTCCCCGCACTCGCGCGGTGACGGGCAGAGTATCTCCGACTCCTCCAGGGGCGCAGAGCCCACCCAGCAAAATGCCGATTGGTAGGATGCGCGGGCTTCATAACAACTCGGGGGTGCTCACCGGCCCACTCCCCCGCTAAGGGGTACCGGCTGGCCTTCACCTCAGCGCGCTGTGACGACGCGCACCAGGCTCTGGGGGCTGTCGGGGCCAGTCCCACAGAAGAATAAGGCGCCCTACCTGTGCCCTTCAGGATTCCCAACGTCACAGACCGGCAGACATCGGCTCGTTCCGCGCCTTCGCGCGTGTTGTCGGGACGGACTCTCCACGCACCGTAGGTGCGCGCCGCGACTTGTGTTCCAAGTGCTCCTCCATGCAGAAAACATGCTCTGAATAGTGCCACCGCTCTCAATGCACGGTGGCTCACGACCTCCAGTTCTTTGGCAGGCTCTTCAAGAATGCCTCATGGTCCCTCAGGTTGTCGAACGACCATAGGTAATTCTCGAATGCCAGGATCTCTTCCCTGGACGCTTCCCACCCGAACTTCGCCAACAACCTCACCTCGTCGTCGGCCGAGATCATGTTCTCGCTGATCGAGGCCATCAGCTGTCCTCCATCCATTGTCTCCTTGACATCCCCCTCCACCTTCATGATGTCCTCTCGCTCCAGGAGCTTGAGCTCTCCCAGATCTTCGGCGTAGGACACCAGCTTCTTCGCCAGCGTGGAACACACCGGGGCGAATTGGTGGGCATATGCCAGCGCTTTCGACACTGCGATTGCCTTGAGGGTCCCAAGCTTGCGGTCACGCGCCGCTACAATGGCGGCGGGGGATGTGCTCACCCCGCCGTTCCTCAAAGCGCGCGGCAGGTCCGGCATGACCTGCAGCGTCGGACCGCGGCCGTCAAGAATGATCTTGTAGCCGCAGAACTCGGCAACGTCCGTCCTCACGAACATCTTCATGTTGAACCCCGCGTCCTTCCAGTTCTTCTCTATTGCCTGAGGCAGGGTTTCCGAAGCGCCCGTGATGGTCACGAGTGAGTCATCGCCTTCGAAGGCGACTCTCGCTCGCACCTTCTTGCCTTCCACGCTCGTCACGACGACCGCCTTCGGGTCGACGAGGAAATGGCCGTCATTGAAGGAGCACGCGAGCCACATGATGAAGTTTATGAGCCAATTAAAGATGGATGTTCCTCTGTGTCCGCTTCGGCGGATGGCCCATATCGCTTCCATGTGCCCGTTCGGCATCTTCAACTCGAGCATGCCGGTCTGGCATGCAGCCATATGCGCGAGATGCCACTCCCGAGGTACCATACAGCACCACGTCATCATGGCACGCGTCACCTTCATCACGATCTCGTTCTCTGTGATGTTGCGAACAGGCCCTGTGCACGTGGTGTCCCACGCCGACCCGTCGCCCTCCATTGTGATGGTGGGACGCTTCTCACGCTCCTTCATCTCCCTCAGGTTGGTCGCCACGCGGAGGATGGCGTCTCGCTTCGCGGAGTGCTTGATGGACCTGCTCTCGTAGTTGTCGAAAGTGAGGTCCTCGATGCACTTCACGACGAGTAGGGCCATTACCTGGCCCTCATCGCCATCCGCGATGAGCATACGGGGGGGTTTCCCATCGGCCATGGCCTCCGCCTTGACCGCTGCCTTGAACGTGTACATTGGATCAACCTCGCACAGGAGATTCGCCACCGCATTGTCCATGCGGTTCTCCGTCCACTTGGATGAGCATGACAGCTCCAGGTTGTTCGCAATGAGCCACCTCCGTATCTCGCTCTCGCTGAATACCGCTTTGATCGCTCGCTTGTTCTTCCCCTCCTGCCCGTACAGCAGCGTTGCCACCACCTTCTTGATGCGGCCTCGGAGTGCCGCGGGCAGTGTAGGGACGTTCTGCTTCTTCGTGATTCTTCCGTCGATCGCGGCATTGACGTTGTCCGTGTTGTTCGCGTCGATGCGCGGTGGTGCTGCCATCGGCATCACCAGGGCACCGCGGATTACTGGCTCACCATCTTTGTACGCGGGCATGCCTTCCGTCATGGCCTGCACACCATGGTCGTCTTCGTCCGCTTGTGGTGGTGGGGTTGGGGGTTCGTCGGCCACCGCATGCGCAGTGTCCTCCTCGCCGGGCGGCGCCGGAGCGTCGTCTACAACGGGATCGTCCCCCCCGGATGGTTGTTTCGCCTCTTCTTTAGCCACGTCGGGCTTCGCCACCTCCTTGACCCTCTCGTGGTAAGAAAGTTCGACATAGTCGTCCTTGTGCGCCGAACAAGTGGCCAGGCTATTGACCATCTTGCGCACGCCGTGCACGCACCCGAACTCGTCGTCGTACTTGCTTGCGTAATACAAGGAGATGACGTAAGGACACAACATGCGGAGAGCAATGTGTTCCTTAGTCGATCGTGGCCACAGGTCGCTACACAAAGTAACGACCCGTTGGTGGAGTTCGGCCTTCTTCGCCTTCCCTTTGTGCAGCGTGGGGTCTATGTTCTTTTGCAAGAATGAAAACTCCTCAGGCGTCAAATGGAATTGCCGCGTCTCCACGGGCGGGGGCCCACACGGTGTCCGACTGTACATCTTAACCGTGAGCTCGTAGTACGCTTCAAGGATACGGGCGCTGTGCGTCCATAGCATCTTGTCTGCGCCACTGACGGGCCGCCTGACACCAATCTCGAACTGCTGTCGGAACATGGTGACCCGTAGCTCTTCCTTGCGGAAGCCGCCCCTTGGGATTCTGGGGCGCTTTGATCTCAATCGTCTGCTGTGCGCGGTCGCTTGAG